TATTAGTAACAATGTTTATAAGGAGTACCTAGAGCAGGTAAAACAGTTAGACGAAATGGAGCGTATTTGGGTAGAGGAAATAGTTAAAAGAAACTTATCTATAAAACTATTTAGCGACCATACAGGTATCCACAGAGCCACAGCTACAGAACGAATGGAAAGCATATATAACAAACTAAGAAAGCACAACAAATGAGCATAATAATAATCTCAATATTGTCTATACTAGGATGGACTAACCTTTTTAAACAAACCTTTACAACTAAGGAGGGTTTTAGATATGTTTACCAACCAATAAGTAAAATACTTTATACTTTAGATTTTAAGCCTCTTAGCTGTGCCTACTGTCTTTCTTTTTGGTTTGGGCTAGTTTTATCTATAGGCTCACTAGACTTATCTTATATGGTTATATTTTTATACTTTGCAAAACAAGACTAATGGATTACAGAAAACTTAAATGGGGAGCTTTAAAAAGCTATGCAACTAAGCTAGGTATAAACACCAAAGGAATGACTAAAGAAGTCCTCTTAGAGTGGTTAGATGCTATGCCTGATGTAGCACATGGAATAGAGGAGCTAAAGCCTTTCACAGGTATAAAGCAAGAGCATCCATTATTTGAGGAGATAAAAGACTATTTACCATATTTAAAAGCCTATAAGAAGCTCCACGCTATTAGTCCAGTTCCAGAAGTGAACAAAGCAATAGCTTCATTATTTTTAAAATATATTGAGGAGGATAAAAACATAAGGTTAAATTTAGGTTGTGGAATATGTAAGCAGAGATATTACGAGAGAATGATAGCAGGCTATAATAGGTTAGTAGATGAGTATGGAGGAGGAGAACGTATATAGTTATTGCTTAGAAGTCCACGAGGACGGAAACCTTTATATGGTTACAGAGTATATGAATGGTTATATTACGATATGGGCAGCCAATGCCACAATAGAAGCATACGGAGAGGTATATTTTATAAATTTATATGAGTGAAAAAGAACTAATAAAACTAGGCTTTGAAAAGCAAATAGAGGACAAAGCAGAAACTCCATTTTATTATTATACACTAGACATAGTAGAGGGGTTGTATGGTATTACAGATGCTGATGATGAAATTAAGAATGATGAGTGGACTGTAGAGTTATCCTTTGACTGCATCCCACGAATAAAGTTTAAGGATGTTAAGTCATTTACTGAGCTAATTAACTTGTTAAACCATAACAAAAATGAAGATTAAAAGAAAGCATTATAAAGCTCTGCAGTACGCCTCACTTATTCAGAGGTGGAAATACTTGCCCAGTAACTTCATATTTGAAGTGGTAAACAATAGCAAGGTAGATGAACAGATGTTAAACAGAAATAGAATAGAGCAGAATGACAAAAGAATTTGAAGCAATGGATTGGAGCAAAGAATACACATACAAAAATAAAAAGATATACATTAGCCACGAAACTAAGAAGTATATTTTATGCTCATTCTACGAGAGTGGGAAGGGGACTTTTAAACTAGACAAAACAGAATTTCATGGTTAGTATAAACCTTTTTAATGTAGGTTATCAAATCTACTTAATACCTACAATCAAATACACCCACTCAAAGACCTTGAATGGATATAGAGCCATAGAATTTATATGGCTAAAAATAGGAGTAGAAATAAAACTAAGCTAAAAAAGATGACTAAACTATCTAAATGGCAAAGCAAACTAGAGCTAAAAGAGTGGAGCTTTACTACAGAGGATATAAAACCTGAACAGGTAGTTTATGATAATGACTGCCCAGTAAAAGATAGGTACTTTGTAGGGATAGAAATAGACAAAGAAAATAAGATAGGCACAATCTACCACGATAGAGAATTAACAGAAGCAGACATTATACACGAACTGCTGCACGTTAAGTATCCTGAGAAAAGCGAGAAGTGGATTAATACAACAGAGAATATAATATCAAACCAATGAATAAAGAGCTTACACCTAAAGAACAGAAATTTGCAGAGCTATGTGTTTCGTTAGGGAATCAAACAGAGGCTTATAGACAGGCTTATAACGTGTCTAATAAAGATGCAGAATGGATTAAAGTAAAGGCATCACAGATAGCAAGTAAGGATAACATAAGGTTAACTATCAATAAACTAAAGGGAGAGCTATCCAAAACACATGGAATAGATAGAGCGTTTATACTAAAAGGTTACTTAGAAATTATAAGCGATGCAGACTACACATTCCAACTAGGAGCAGATAACACGCTTTCTAAGGAGGACAAACAAGCGTTTTACCGTATAATGAACCAAACTAAGAATACCGACAAAATACGAGCCTTAGAAGCAATATCTAAAATGATGGGATTGAATGAACCCGAAGTAGTGGAGCATAAGCATACGATTAAAACACATACAACCTCTTGGAATACATAAGCTATCGGACACATTAAGCTATACAATCCACACGCTAAACAGTTAGAAATACATAAGGCACTAGAAACAGATATTAAATACTGTATTGTTTCTATTGGTAGGCAATTCGGTAAATCTACACTAGGAGAAAACCAATGTATTAAATGGGCGTTAGAAAATGCTTCATGGCAAATAGGCTGGGTATCCCCTATCTATAAACAAGCAAAGAAAGTTTTTAAGGACATGGAAAAGGCTTTGCAGGGTAGTCCATTTGTAACCAGTATTAATAAAGGAGATTTAATAATAGAGTTCGACACAAAAAGCTCTATACAGTTTTATAGTGCAGATGCCTACGATAGTATAAGGGGTGAAACATTTGACGCTCTTATTTGTGATGAGTTTGCTTTCTTTAAACCTGAGGCATGGAATGAAGTACTAAAAGCTACTGTATTGGTTAGGGGTAAAAAGGTTTTAATCTTATCAACTCCGAAAGGTAAGAATCAGTTTTACAATCTATTCAACCTAGCAGAGCATAATCAAAACTATATTAGTTTTAGAGGTAGCTCATACGACAACCCATTTATAGACCCCGAAGAAATAAGAGAAGCCGAAAGGAATCTACCAGACCACGTATTTAAACAGGAATACCTAGCAGAGTTCTTAGATAATGGTAGCTCAGTATTTAGAAACATAAAGGAATGTATCAATAAAAGTTCCCAAAATGCGAACTTATTCGCAGGGATTGACTTAGGACGCTCAGATGATTATACAGTATTGACTATTGTAGATTCAAACAATGTTGAGGTTTATTCTGAAAGGTGGAGGCATATGGAATGGAGTAGCATTATTAACAACATTGTAGAGCAGTTAAACAAGTACAGACCTAATACATTAATAGAAAGCAATGGAGCGCAGGACGCTATCTTTGAGCAGATAAGAAACAAGGTAGCATATAATAAGAATTCAATACAGCCATTTGTAACCACTTCCAAATCTAAGCAGAATATAGTAGAGGACTTAATAGTTAAATTCGAGAATAAGGATATAGGTATAATAGGACACGACTGGCAAGTAAACGAGCTAGAAGTTTTTACTTATGAATACAACCTAAAGACTAGAGCAATAAAGTACTCAGCTCCTGTAGGCTTACATGATGATTATGTAATGAGTAGAGCAATATGTAACCACGCTTTAAAAACTATGAAAAGCTCAGGAAAGTATTTTGTATATTAATTATACAACTAAACAATAATTTTACAATAGACAATATGAGAATACCCAAAAGCCTTAAAGAAGTACTTGTTAAGGATTACATACAGATTAACAAAATAAGGAGTGCCGAGTACGATAATCCATTCACTAGGACTATTGACCTATTGTGTATTTTCAATGATAGAGAAGCGGTTTTAAAGTGCAAGCCTTCTGAGTTAGCTATAGACCTTAGCCACTTATTAGTGGAGCCTAGTAGAGTGCTTAAACAATACTTTACTATAAACGGTAAGAACTACGGAATAGTTAACCACATTAACGATTTAGAAGCAGGGCAATATATGAGCTTTACTACTTATCTAAAAGGCTTTGCAGATAACCCAAATGTACATATTGAGCAGATGCCTGACATCTTAGCTAGTGTTATCTTTCCAGTAGATAAGAATAATAAGGTTATGGCTATTGAGCCTAGCTACTTTAGAAACCTAGCAGATGACATACGTAATACAATGTCTATAGAAGATGCTTACCCGATTTGTGTTTTTTTTTGTCTGCTGTGTCGGAGCTTAACTCAAGCTACTCACAATTATTTGAATACCAAACTGGAGAACATGACGGAGCAGAGCAAGAACGCAATATTGGAGGTAGCGAAGGATTTGGAGAGCGATGGGGTTGGATTGCCACTCTCGATAATCTCTGCAATGGAGACTTTACAAAAAGACCATACTACGAAAAAATGAATGTGATAGAGTTTCTAAATATATGCAGCTTTGTAAAAGAGAAGCAGAAAGCAGAAGCAGCACAGCGTAGGATGGATGAACTAAAAAGAAGATGAGCGAA